ATTTGCATTTAGAGACGTTCTTCTTTTTCGTCCCTAATCGGTTGCTGTGGGATAACTGGCAGCGGTTTATGGGTGAGCAGGATGATCCTGATGATAGTATTGATTATCTCGTTCCGACTCTTAATATGTCGGCTACTTCTTTTGCTGTCAATTCCCTTGGCGATTATTTCGGTTTGCCTACGTTTGGCCAGTATTCTACCTTCGGTGCTGAGCGTGTTAATGCTTTGCCATTTCGTGCGTATAATCTGATCTATAATGAGTGGTTTCGCGATCAGAATTTGATTGATTCGGTTCCTAAGAATCGTGGTGATGGCCCTGACTCTCTGAGTGACTACGTTTTACTCAAGCGTGGTAAGCGTCATGACTATTTTACGTCGTGTTTGCCGTTTCCTCAGAAGGGTGAGTCTGTCACGTTGCCTCTCGGTACTCAGGCTCCTGTCATTGGAATTGGTTCTTTTGGTAGCATGCCTGTATTGGGTAGTGGTTCTACTTTTCGTGAGACTGGTGGTACTCGTGTTTATACCTCCGCTAGTCCCATTAATGATACTGTTGATTCATCTGGTGGCTCTCGTCGCTGGTATGTGGAGCGGGATTCGGCTACGGATCTCCCGAAGATTTATGCGGATTTGAGTGAGGCTACTGCTGCAACTATTAATCAGTTACGTCAGTCGTTTCAGATTCAACGTCTACTCGAGAGGGACGCTCGTGGTGGTACAAGATATACGGAGATTATTCGGTCTCATTTTGGTGTTGTTTCGCCCGATGCTCGTTTACAGCGTCCTGAGTATCTTGGAGGTGGCCGTAGTTCGATTACTATTAATCCCATTGCTCAGACTTCGGCGACTGGTGTTGGCGATACCCCCCAGGGTAATCTTTCAGCTATGGGTACTGCTTTGGCTTCTGGCCATGGTTTTAGGCAGTCTTTTACTGAGCATGGTTATATCATTGGCTTAGCGAATGTGTATGCGGACCTTACTTATCAGCAAGGTTTGCGAAAGATGTGGTCTAGGTCTACTCGGTATGATTTCTATTTCCCTGCGTTTGCGCATCTTGGTGAACAAGCTGTGCTCAATAAGGAGATTTACTTTACTGGTAATGGTTCTTCTAACGATCAGGGCGTTTTCGGTTATCAGGAGCGTTGGGCTGAGTATCGCTATGCTCCGTCACAGATTTGTGGTTTGTTCCGTTCTACTGCTGCGAATACTATTGATCCTTGGCATCTATCTCAGAAGTTTGCTTCGCTCCCGGTTTTGAATGAGACGTTTATTACGGAGAGTCCTCCGTTGTCCCGTATTTTGGCTGTTGGTACTGAGGCGAATGGTCAACAGTTATTGTGTGATGCGTTTTTTGACACTATTGCGGCTCGTCCTATGCCCATGTACTCGGTTCCTGGTTTGATCGATCATTTCTAGGAGTCAGTTTATGGATATGCAGATTTGGGCGATATTTTTCGCTGGTATTGTTGGGATGCAGGAGCATCCTGGTAATAAGAAGCCTAAGTCAATTGAGGAATGTGGTCGTATCGCGGATGTGATGTATATGGAGTATCTCCATCGTGCGGAGTCACTAAAATGCCGTGGATAATTGCTGGTGCTGGAGTTCTTGGAGCTGGTATCGGTGGATTGTTTGGTTCTCATTCGGCTGCTGCTGCAAATGCTACTAATGAGCGTTTAGCGCGTGAACAGATGCAATGGCAGACGGGTCAGAATATTACTAACCGCTCGTTTGAGAGTACGGAGGCAGGTAAGGCGCGCGATTTCAATGCCGTTGAGGCCGCTAAGTCGCGTGATTTTAATTCTGCGGAAGCTGCTCAGGCGCGCGGATTTTCGTCTTTGGAAGCTGGCAAGCAGCGCTCTTTTGAAAAGGAGATGTCTGATACTGCTGTGCAACGCCGTGTTGCTGATCTTAAGGCGGCTGGTCTTAATCCAATGTTGGGTTATTCTGGTGAGGCTTCGACGCCGTCTGTAGGGATTGCGTCGGCTGCGTCTGCGTCCTCTTCTCCTGCGAGTGGTCCTGCTGGTCATGCTCCCTCGTCTGGTTCGTATCAACGTTCGTCTGCTGCCCCTAAGGTTGGTCCTGAGACTGTTGCTAATATCGCTCGTGCTGTTACGACTGGTTTGGAGGCACGGAATTTAGCTGCTCAGACTCGTGTGATTAATGCTCAAGCTGCTAAGACTGAGATGGAGACTCAAGTCGCTAGAGAGCAAGTTGGCGCTACTGCGTCCTCTGCTGAGGAAGCTCGTTCACGGACCGAGCTAAATAAGATTGCTATTCCTGCTGCTCGTGAGCAAGTGATCAAGGTCCGTATGGAGATCGAGGAATTATCTAAGAAGAATACGATTTCCTCGTTGGAGATTAAGCGTCTGCAAGGCACGATTGATGATGCCATTAAGGCTGTTAATTCTGCTTCGCAGTTAGGTGCGTCTCGTGATGAGCGTGCTCGTGCTTATATTGAGTCTTGGATGGGTCAGAATATTTCTCCCTATTTGGACGATCTGGAAAAGATCGGTTCTATCGCTGGTAATGTTTCGTTGCTTCAGTCGATTCGTAATTTGCGTACGTTAGTTCAGTCTGGTAGTAAAAGGAGGTGAGCTGTGGTTAAGAAAGTATTTATTCGTTCGGCGTATAATTATGATTACAAGAAAGCATCTGATGATGCTGCAATTGATTTTGATGGAGAGGAATCTCGTACTATTCAAAGCGCGAAGGATGAGTGCGATATTAACGTTATTGTCAAGCGTTTTGGTGTTACTGGTGTTGTCCCTGCCAATGTTCGCCCTGCGATGTATGGTGATTTTCTCGGTATCTCTGATTACCGTTCGGCGTTGGATGCCGTTCGTTTGGCGAATGAGGACTTTATGCAACTTTCGTCAGATGTTAGGGATCGTTTTCATAATGATCCGCAGGAGTTCCTTGAGTTCTGTTCTAAGTCGGAGAATTTGGCGGAAATGCGTAAGATGGGACTTGCTGTCCCTGAGGTCCCGCCTGTGGAGCCTGTTATTACTCCTAAGACTACTGTTGAAGGTTAGGTGATTTCTAGTTATTGTTCTTGTTGTGTTTGCCTCATACAGCGTATTTAGGAGTTGTTTATGTCTGCGTTTGATTCCTTGATTCGGATGATTGAGCTTCGGTTGAAGCGTCAGCGTGAGTCGGTTGCGACGTCGGAAGCTGAGTTAGCGGCGGCTATCGCCGCTCGGAATGCTGAGCAGGCTTCGTCCGCTCAGACGTCCATTCCTGGTGTTGAGTCGCGTAAGCGTTAGCACAGTTGTTACTTGATGTAACTGTGCTAGGTGACACCGTTCTCGGTGTCTTTGAGGGGGCGCCTGGCGCCCCCTCGAGGCTGCGGATGCAGCCGTCAACGGTTCGACAGCTAGGCTTTGGCCGGAGTATTGTCGTGTCCGTTTTTCGTTTTAGGTGTGTTTTTCATATGCCCCCCCTTGCAAGCCATTCTTGGAGGTTCTATGCGTCGTAAGCGTGTTAATAAGCGTCATAGTGCGCGTCGTTTTCGTGGTCAGATTTCTCGTACTAAGCGTATGAATGTTGCCCCTCCGCCGATGCGCGGAGGTTTTCGGATTTGATTTGTGGCGTGTTACCGACCTCTCTCCGCCTATCAGCTCGATGGCGGGGAGATTCGGTTTGCGGCGCGAGCTGGTCAGCCTATAAGGCGCGAGCTTTCGTTACCGTGCGGTCAATGTATTGGTTGTCGGTTGGAGCGTTCTCGCCAGTGGGCTGTGCGTTGTGTTCATGAGTCTCAGATGCACGAGCATTCTGTATTTGTAACTCTTACTTATAATGATGATCATGTACCTGTAAGTCTTGAGTATTCGGATTATCAGAAGTTTATGAAACGCCTTCGTAGGCGTTTTTTTTCGCCTATTCGTTTCTTCATGGCGGGTGAGTATGGAGAGCGTTTTCAGCGTCCTCATTTCCATGCTTGCCTATTTGGTTGTTTTTTTGAGGATCGGAAGTTATTTCGTAGATTGCCTAATGGTTGTTCGCTTTGGACAAGTGAGGTTCTTAACGAGCTGTGGCCGTTTGGTTTTGCGTCTATTGGTGATGTTACTTTTGAGTCCGCTGCGTACGTGGCTCGCTATGTTACTAAGAAGGTTACTGGACCTTTAGCGGAGTCTCACTATCGTTGTGTTGATCCTGATTCTGGTGAGGTTATCGACCGTACTCCAGAGTTTTGCCATATGTCTTTGAAGCCCGGTATTGGTTTTCCGTGGTATGAGAAGTATCACAAGGAGGTTTTCCCTCGTGATGAGGTAGTGATGCGTGGTAAGAAGATGCGTCCTCCTCGTTATTATATGGAGTTGCTTCGTCGTACTGAGGGATGTATGATTGATGATGTTGAGTTTGAGCGTTTCAAGGATGCTATGGATTTCGTGAGTGAGAATACGGATGAGCGTCTTTTCGTTCGTGAGTCTGTGGCTAAGGCTAAACTTGGTGTATTTAAGAGGAATTTGGAATGAAACTTTATGTTGTATGTGTGCGTGATCGTGCTACTGATTCCTTTGGTCGTCCTTTTTTTGTTCCGCATGTTGGTGAGGCTTTGCGTTCGTTCACGGATGAAGTCAATAACAAGGATTCGGAGTTAGGTAGACATCCGGAGGATTATGATTTGTTCCAGTGTGGGACTTTTGACTCTGATACAGGTCTTTTTGATTGTGGTACGCCTCGTCAGATGGCGATTGGTAAGGATTTAGTTAAGGGAGTTTAATCTATGTTTCGTAATAAGTCGGCTAGTTCTCATGCGTTTGCAATGGTGCCCCGTGCGGATATTCCCCGCAGCTCTTTTCGCATGCAGAAGACTTTGAAGACTACATTCGATGCGGGATACCTCGTTCCTATTATGTGTGAGGAGGTTCTTCCTGGTGATTCGTTTAATGTTCGTATGACGGCCTTTTGTCGTTTGGCTACGCCTATTTTTCCGGTGATGGATAATTTGCATTTAGAGACGTTCTT